TTGCTGAACATAAGTAGACCCAGAAATAGTTTGAGCCCACGCTTCTTCGCGCCATACTTCTCTTACTCTAACTATATTATCATCAGATCCATAATATATTGTAGTTATAGGATTATAGCCCTCACCTCCTACAGCAGTGTTATAGAACTTAGGGCTTTTAGTATTTCTATCATAGGTTTTAGGCATTCTAGATTACCTCCTAGTAATCTCTAACTCTTGGATGCGTCTTCTTAACATTCTTACTAAAGTGTCTTTATTAGCTAGTTGATTAGCTTCACTTAAAGCATATTTAAGAAGATTAATATCAGTTAGTTTTTTCAATCCCTCACGAGCTTTTCTAACTGACATACCAACTACCTCAGATACTTCCATCTCTTTTTTGACTAAAGGAACAACTAAATCATTCTTTTGTTTTACCTTTATATCTTTTTCTACTTGTTCATCTTTTTCAGCATCGTCTTCAAATATAACTTCCCAAACATTTTTATCTTTTAGTTTAATATCACGAAGCCATTCAACAAACGGCCCACCCTCTTCCAAATCATGTTTATCTCCATATTGCTCAAACAACTCGTCTAATGGAATTTGATGATTAGGACCAATCGATCTTTTCATTGCATGACGCCACGCTAACGTTTTATTTTTTACATATCCATTCATTTACCTTGTCCTCCTATTTCTTTTTCTATTCATTTTCCTTGTCTAAACCTATACCGATGTAGTTTGAATCAACCCTATCGATAATAAAATGTAATATATTCGATAACCTATGTAATATGATGCCCAAAAAAAATAACGCCAGTATATGTGGCAATAAATTCATACTGTATAAATATAACAGTCCTACACAAAATAGGCTCACCCACACTGACGTGCAATAGGAACAATCTAATATATTGTGAACAAATCTTAATACTTTATTGGTACTACCAAATAAATATGCCCTTAACGGTCTAAATATCTCTGACTTAGTTAAGACATTAGTTATAGCTTCAATTAAGATTATAGCACTCATAATTTCCAAAGCTAACATACGGCCTTCTCCGTTAGAAAGCATGCCTCGCCTAAATAGGCGAGACACGCCAATATATCATTCTAACATTAATCTTATAATGATCTATCAATGATTCCCATACCCAACATACGAGGATCAAGACATGCAAATCCAATTTCTTCCCAACCAAAGAATCCGGCTTTCTGGACCCTAAGTAGGGTAGGATCGTCATACGCTTCATACTCTTTACGAACAGGCATTACTAATGAATCATTAACACTAAGGTCGAAACCAATAATCTGGGTTTCGCCCAAAGTACTTACAGTACCATCAGCCGCAGTAACATTAGGATTATCTAAAGTATACGCATTGTATTCTTCACTAGCATCAGCAACGAACTTACCATATGCTGAAGCATTTCCATTAATGTTATATAGACCAGTAGCACCAAGATGCTGTACTTCATTCAGAGCAACATTCCAAATACTTCCCATACCACCAGCCTGGAAGATTTCTCTCCTAGTTACCGGATCAATATCGGTATCAGTCCACTCACGAATATCAGCTGCATCTTCAGGAGATACATACAGATCAGTAAGAGTTCTACCAATTCTTTTAAAACCAACGATCATCTTGTTAATAAGCTCTTTTGAAAGATACCCGGCACCAGTAGATGCTGGATTAATTTCATAAATAGGAGCTGGGCGTGAACCAAGAAGACCCTTTCCAAAAAATCTAGAAGTAGCCGCAGGTAAAATAACCCTCCAACCACATTCCTCTTCATAATCTGCCATAGCTTTAGCAGCTTTTTCAGCAGCACGAGCTGCAATATCAATTCTCGAATCCCTAGCATAGGTGAGTTTCCAGTCACCAGACGCATCGATGGTAAATGTAGGAACATATACTTCTTCTCCTATACCCTCGATGAAGTTCTGCGCAACATAACCAAGACCCGGTAATACCCAAACAGGAATTTCAAAATCTTCAGCAACAGGATAACTAGCCTGTGCTCCAGGTCCTAGCCTTTCGACAGCAAATAGCTGTCTCATAATGGAGTCTCTCTCTATAGCTTGAAGGATTGGAGTTGTCAGAGCAGCAGCAAATGCTTTATACGCCATCAATCCCTCTGGAGTATTAATTGCGGCTGTAGCATTAAACAGATCTTGCATTTCTTTTCTATCCATAACCTAACATTCCTCCCTCAAGTAGTTTTGGATGCACTATACGTGCTTTCATCCATACTTCTTTCTCTTGATTTTTATTACACTAACAACTTAATTCTAATAGGATAAAGCGTAGTATTATTATTATTAGCCGTAACTTGAGCAGCGCTTGCTCCCTTAACTACAACAGCGACTGTACCAGCTGGTGTAGTCCCAGTAGTTACTGTATTACCAGTATTACAAGATGCGCCAGTATCACAAAGTTCAGACAAACTAGATTGACGTATCCATAAATTCTTTCCGGCATACAATATGCCACTACCATAATAATGAATAGTATCCCAAATACCTAAATGAGCAACACCTACGGGTGCTTCCTTACTACCAGTAATCTGACCATTACTATCATAACTAGGCTGTGCAATAACATCCGAAGATCCAAGATCTCCAGGCATCGTCATACCAGCTGGATGAATAGCGTGATAACCAGTCTTCACTTTCTGCATTAAGAAACCAAAACAAGGTTTGTTTTCATTAGCAGCGTAAAGTTTTACAGTAGTAGCTACAGCTGAATCATAAAGATAACAGGCTGAACCCGCATAAGCTAACACATTACCTGTTCCACCAGAAATTGAGGTTGTACCAAGCTGGCAGAATTGGTTTTCTATAACAGGATGTCTAGGAATAAACATAATAACCTTCCCTCCTTAACTATATTTTACAACGATTAGTAACTTTTTTTACTCTTTCTCATATTTCTTGGCCATAGCTTTACCTAGATCTTTATACTTATTAAGTACATCAGCACTAGGAGCTGTTTCCATATTGAGTAGAGCAGCCATAGCTTTCATCGGTTCTATCGGATTATTAGAAGCGGCAGCTGCCTCTTCCTCAGCCTTTATTCTCGCAGCTTCAACTTTTTCTGCTTCTTTTTCCGCAGCTTTTTCTGCTTCTTTCTCAGCAGCCAGTTCTTCGGCTGTTTTTTCTTCAGAAGATGCTTCCAGCTCAGCTACAACAGATTTACGCAGTTCTACACGCTCTGTTTTATAAGCTTCAAAACCTTCATCTTCCATTTCACGAATCTTAGCAACCTGATCTTCTATAGCTTTCTCATCAGTAGCAGACACACCTTCGCCCTTGAGTTCTTCGAATCTAGCTTGTGCAAGCATATCCTTTTTTATATCCTCAAGTTCTTTTTCAGCCGTTTCCGCTCTTTGGGTTAATTCACCCCTCTCAGCTTCAAAATCAGAGGTCGCCTTCTCAAGATTCTTTTCGAGTCCTTTATTAATACCAGAAAGTTCAGAAACAATTACTTCATGCTCAGTCAGTTGAACCACAACTCCACTAAGTTCCTCATCTTTTGCCTCCAAAGATGTGGTTAGCTCAGTTATTTTATTAGCTGACTTATTGAGAGCATCTTCAGTCTGTTTCCTCATAGCAACTTCTTCTTTCTGTGCAAAGATCCCGTCAACAATATTCTGGACCTCTTGAGTAAGTTTATCAGACATAAACTAAACCTCCTACAATAATTTTTAATGCGTTAAAAAATTAATTACCAACCTCATATCAACAATTAAAATTTCCCATTTCCTTAACCTAATTCACATATTATAAAAGTAATTCTAATAATTAGCTCCAAATCTGGTTAGTATGTGTACTTAAAAAGTCATAACCAACACCTAGCATAATAATTACATCAAAGTCACAATCCTCTGATGGAGCACCAGCAGTTAATGTAACAACGTTATTGATTGTATCTTTGTCTACATAGTAGTCCAAAGCACCACCACTAGCTGATAGCGGAGTTACTTGAATAATACCTGCGGATACATCGTGAGCATTGAATGAAACACCGCTGGATACCACTACTTCGGTGGCACCGGATGCCAATGTTACAGTTGTACCCCACATAAAGGGCAGCCTACGGCCGTTACCTAAATTTCTGTACAACACGGCTTCACCATCAGCAGCATTAACTCTAACTACTTTAGGTATACTTTTTCTCGAACCTGTTTGTGCTTGTGGCATAAGCGATTTCCTCCTATTTTAAATTTTTAAACACCTAGCAAGTTTAGCAATTGCTTTAAAAGACTGCCTCGTTTGTCTTTTGCTTTCAGATCGTTTAACTTGTGTTGGGTATAATCCTTTGTTACCGCAATTACTTGATGCCTAATACAATCCGGATGGTCAGCCCCCCGTGAGGGAGATGTACATCCAGTATCATAAAGTGTGCACCAATCTTCATGTAAAATCTTAGTATCGGGCCCTTCAAAAGTAGCATCTATTACACGTCGTTTATAGCTTACACAAATACCAGGACTTGTTTGCGTGCGAACATCAACAATATTAATGTCAGCCTCTTCCTTTTTCTTAAATTCTGGGGATAACTCTACCACTATTTCTCCCTCCTCCAGCTCTCTTTTTTTAGCTGTTTCTAAAATAACAGATCTGGGATTAGCGGGATTTTTGACTAAGCCACACCCTGAGAACATCAACCCCCTTAAAACTCGGGCAATTTCTCCCTTTGCCATTTCCTTGCCCTTTTTTAAAATCCTTGCTACACGCCCTAATACCTCTTCTGAGGACAGGCCCAAAGCCTCAGCTTCCTTTTTCGACAGTATAAGGTTACCTATTTTAATATCATAATCTTGAAAATAGGTTTCCATAGATAATTTCCACTTACTTTCTTTAATTTCATTGGCAAGTTCTGGAAATCTACTTTTATATATAATCCCTGCAATCATAACATCCATATCAGTTGTGTCAAGCTCATCTTGACTCATATCTTGCAGAGTAGTAATATTTAGTTTGTTTCCACTACGATCCACAAAAGCACTTGAGTAGATATGACCAACGATTTGAGTTTCATCGTGCTCAATATCTAATGCTTTATTATTAATAGTAGTGTGTGATTTTACAAGTTCGGAGGGCATAAAAAACGCTGCGTTTAGGTTTTCTCCAGACGATACAAAAATACCAGAGAAGAATAACATATCTGGTGTTTTGTTTTCTGGAAAAGGTACTACTGAGGCAACTTCTTGTTTAAGCTCATCAGTGCCTTCAAATAGTTCAATTTCAGCCTCAAGCATTACTGGGCTATATTTATGTTCCACATCAAATCCTCCCCCTCTAAAAATTAAAATAATAGTCCTCTATTATAATGCAGTTAGTTAAATAGCTGCCATTATTCGGAATTGGCATCTCCTAATTCTTCTAAAAACCCTTCTAAAAATGTTTTAAATTGTTCTTCATCCATAATCTCCACAGCATTAGTAATTAGAGTTTTTATACTTATATCAGCAGCTTGTGGACTACCCCCAGGCTGGTTACTGGGCGATTGGTTAGGTACTTTGGTTTTAGTTTTTGTATTAGTACTTGGTTGTTTCTTTTTGGGCACTTGTCCTTTAGGCCTACCACCCGATGGCGTACCGGTAGGAGCATTTTGAGTTGGCTGTGTCTTTGCTTGCTGAAATGGGCTGCCAACAATTCCTAAAATACCATCCATAACAGAAGGCAACTCATTTTCCATATTACTGAATTCATTTTTGTAGTCAAACCCAAGTTGTTCAAGAGCAGTTTCATAAGACAACATACGTCTATCAACCAACTGAGAAATAGTACTCATGTACAATATAATATCTCGTAACACTGTGTTATCCCATCTAACTTTAGGAAACCTATCAAAACCCACAGCGTCTGCTATCTGCCTATATTCATCATATATCCAACGCTCTACTTGTCGCCTTGCATAATTTATTTCTTCTATAACAGTTTTAACTATCAAACCTGCTTCACCTGTGTTAACAGTAGTAATACCATCAACCAATGCCCTGGAAAAAGCAAGCCCACCACTAATATCTTCATTTACTTGAGCATATTTATCCTGACCCAAAACGGCTTCAATCTCAGGTGATACTATTTTTTCCACTTCTAAAGTATGATTCCACACAACATCAAACGATTTTGAAGTAGTATTAAACAATTGGGCAACCGTTTCTAATTGTGCCTGATCAACTACTGGGTATTCATCATTTCCAACTGTTATTTTCAATATATAGTTAGTAATTCCATCAAGAGTGCTTAAATCAGCTTCGCGTAATGAGTTCTTATATTCCAAAGAATCAAATACTTTAACACCTCGTGGTTTAGGATAACGCTCATAAGGTTGTTTCCTATAATCTATACTTCCTACAAATAATGGATCAAGAACAACGCCACCACCTTTTTCAACAGCTGCTTTAAAGTCTGATGGCAGTAATTTAAGAACCAATTTTTCATCTTCTGTAAGTTCAGCAGGTGGTTTTTTAAGCAGTTTTTTAAGATCATCGGAGGGTTTCAAAGTAACTTTAGTTTTATCAAATAGTAAACTACCATCAATTTCAACTAAAAGAGGATTTAAAACAGTATAAGAGATTGGCATAAATCCCTTAGACCATACTCTTTTTTTAGCAGCTAATTCTTCTTTTAATGTTTTATCATCCTTCTTACGGCCATCAAGCTTTTTTAACTGTTCTTCAAGCTTTTGTAACCTTTTCTTATGTATACGAGCAGCTCTTTCTGATATTTTTTTAAGCTCACCACTATCTTGTTTTACTCCTGGAATTGGGGATAAATAACTTACACCTGGATCATATTTACCAATAATTTTATAAGTTCTGACCATACCTATTCTAAAAAAATCAAAAAATATCCAATCAACAACCTGTTTAAAATTTACATCGAAATTCCAAGTATCATAAAATGACTTGATTTTGTCATCATCAATATCATTCTCAAACCCTTTGGATGCAAAATTAGTTAAAATATCTATATGAGATCCATAATAATCCTTTTCATAATAATATTTTATAGCTTTCTTAAATATTTCGTGTGGGTCTTCATCAGAAACTGATTTCTTAACTAAGTCCAACACTGAACGATCAATAACATCACGTCTCAAAGTAGATGCAACTTCAGAAGATATATGTAAATTAACAGCTTTCTCTGGTGGCAATGTTGCCAAAACCTTTTGAGTAGGGTTCACAAAAAAAGTAGATTTACCAGTCTTATTATCTACTTCAATCTTCTGTATACCCACATCTGGATACTGCTCTTTTAGATCAGCTGTAATTTTATTTAACTTTGTAGAATCCATTCAAATACTCCCTATTAAACCTTATTTATTACATCATTACTTCCATTACCATTCTTCTTCCACACATCAGCAACAGCAAATGCCCCCTTCAAAGCCATGATAATCCCTAGTATTGATGCGAACTGTATATTAGTTATTAACGCCAATTTAAGTAAAACAGCTATTAATGTTATAATCCAAATCTTAACACTAATCAGTTGAGCAAATAATTTCTGGAACCAAAGATCCCAATAATGATTCTTACATATAAAATATCCTCTATCTCCTCGTTTTTTAGCCTTCAATTGTGCATCTAATTCTTTTAAAAATTCCCCATCAACATCATCAGCAAAATCATCTATTTTTGTATGTATCCTATCTACCATATCTTTTACAGTAGTAACATCTTTAGCACTCACATCAGCCTCAGAAACCATTTCTGGTCCTTCTGGCCACTTCGGCCCTTTTACTTTCTCTGACATAACAAATTCTCCTTTCCACAATAAAGAGGGTAATCCTCTACTAAAATATAGTTAGATTATTTTATTTTAGTTAAAACAGCAGCTTTTAAATGGTCCATACCAGAAACGCCCGCCACAGCTCTGGTAAACCTACTACCTTGTGTGTGCGGCCTTATTAAACCCTGTGCTTCTAAAACTATATCAACTTCCACAGATTCCCTCTGCATTTCTCTTATACCCCAAGCAGCAAGTATAGTCGCTGAATACAAATCTTTATTTTGACCTTTTTTGGGAGTGTCAAAATGCCTTACCCCCCTAGCTGTTTGCGTTACAATTATATTTAATAATTGTGATTTCAATATCCTGACTTCTTCATATAATTTTTCAGATATTATATCTGCTGACAGCGGCAAGTCTGGGAATCTAAGATCTTTATGCTCAAATAAAGCCAAGGTATCAAAATTAGCATCGTTTATCCAAGCTGGGGTAGGATTTATCTTTCTTAATATATATTTTCCAGATTTACCTTTAGCTAATTCATCATTAGGGTCTAAGATAGGATCCTTATTATTATACCCCTCCCTAAATAGATCCATAACAGCATTACCACCACCTTGAGAATCCATAAATATCCGCACAACATTAAATACTTCTACAAGCCTTTGAAACTCCATAACCATTTCTTGAGTAGTTTTTTTCTTTAATCCTTTAACATAAACTATTTTATGCGGGGACCCTATCTCCATTATAATCACACCACACGAAGCTTTGCCTCCTTGGTTAGGGTCAATGCCCATAACATACTCTTTACTTCTTTCTCCAACAAGGCGTACATTAAAAGTGCTCCCTATAGTACAACCCTCAAGCATAGAGGCTTTGAAAAATCCATCACTATCTGAAACCATAGCAGCCTCATATTCCATCATAAATTCAATACTTGACATAGTACGTCGAGCTTCTTTGATATTCTCAGCATCTAAAAAACCGGCAGGCAATAATTGGTAGGGTACTTGATGTACAGCATACTTAGTGTTCTCACCCTCTTCTTTCATAGCTTTCCAATAAGATCTCATCCTATGCCACATATGATTAAATTTAAAATAACCAGATGAAGTCATTATCATTTTGTTAGCTGTTTCATCTGCAAAATCATCTTCAGTAGCTAATCCTTGCCTGATCATTTCTTCTTGATGTTGCCGTTCCCGTACACGCTGCATCGGCTCAAGTGACACAGCTGCCATAGGTCGTACTACTAAATCAATAATATCTGTCGGCATCTGGGCTAACTCATCTATTTGAACCAAATAAAAACGGGAACCACGAATTTTAGCACCATCAACACCTATTGGCAATGCCTCAATAAAGCTCCCGTTAGAATAGTCCGTACCTTTAAATTTAAGAAAACAAGTATCTGATCCTCTAGTAGGTTTTTTTGCACAGGCCTCCCTCAATATGGGTGCCCTTTGATAAATTTTTTCTACTTCGGAGAAAACCATCTTAGACTGACGAAAAGAAGGCCCTATAAGGCCTACCCTATACCCAGGGTATAAAAGTGCATGCAGCACAGCGTTAACACCCAATAAGAACGTTTTACCACCACCTCTACCCATAACAGTGATATCAAAACTTTTAAACCACATATCACGGAGTATAATGCGCTGGATAGGAGCTAAATCCACATTCAAAAGATCATATGCTGCCATTATAGGGTCACTCCTATAATATTTGATCATAGCAGATCCATGATCTATAATTAGATCCATATTCTCGTAAAGATCAATATTAGCCAATTTACTCCTCTTCTACAACATCAGCACCCTCATCATCACGATTACCAATAAGAAGGTCCGAATGTCTAACTTCCTCTTCTTTCACCAACATTTTAGAGGCTCTCTCCATTACCTCTCTCTTTTTGTCCATATCAAAAGATACGGCCATATCAACAATAGAAAAACCGCTATACTTCTTAGGATCTATACGATCCTTTCGTCTAGCGGCTAAATTATCTTTCAATTTTTCTGTTTGCTTTCTAAAGCGCTCTATCGCAGTTGAAGCATCTATCTGCATTGTAGCATCGCCTTTGCTAGCTCTTAATAATCTTATCTCTAAAACCCTATTCATAGCTATAGACATAATATCATCCATATCATTAGCAGTTAGCTGGGATTCATCAAAATCCTTTAAATATATACCAACCAATGCTTCATACGTAGCTAACTCACTTTCATCAAATATATCAGCTGCTGGTATAGTTTTTCTTAATAAATCCTTGAACTTAGGTATTTTCTTTGGCCTACCCCGCCTACCCTTTATCATACTCTCTCCCCTTATATCAAAGAACACAACTCCACAACACGATCTTTACCAAAAACTTTTGCTATTTCCTCTTTCAATATTAGTAAAAATTCTGGAGTAGCGCTGTGCCCGAAAAGCTTCTCTAAATCGCCGCCTAAACACAACTCCACTTGACTTAAATAAGATAATCTTCTCTCAGTTATTACATAGTCAGTCTCATCAATTTCATCTTTATTATCATAAATCCACTTAACAGCTTCTTCAGATATATAACTATATTCCTGCTCAATACTATCAGCCAATGAGTCTCTTTTTTTAAAGTAAGCTATTAAAGATTTAGATATTTTATCCTTAGTTTCTTTGGAATGATGAGTGCCTAATCTCCCATATCTTATTTTATCTTTAGTTTTTTGACTCAGCCTATGTCCAAACGGTCTTCCTATTTTATTACTAATACTATAATCATCTTTCATTTATATCCTACCCTTCTAAATCAATATCATTAATTGAGCATTTTATAAGTCTGCCCGACCCAAATAATTCTACTGATACTACTAAATTGTCACCATCAATCTCTACTATAGTACAAGTCATATCTACAAATGGTGTACTTATTAGTTTATAGATATGTCCTATTCGTATACCACTAGTTGGTATTAAATCTTCATATTTCTTTTTGGACAGTGCCAAAACATCCTTCATTTCTTTCTTCGAACATTTACCTACATAATCTTTAATCCAAGAATTACCTGATAACTTAGCTAATATCATATCATTTGGTGTGTATTTAATAAATATATAATTACTAAACAGAGCAACATCTCTAGTCTTTTTTCCAGATTTAGTATTGTATTCTCTAATTACTGTAGGATAAAAATACTCCTTAACTTCTTGTACACTGTCTAAAAATTCCTTTACCCTTTTATACCTCTGCTGGTTGATTGTCCATACATACCATTCATTCATAATTCACTCCTTTACCTTTTCTACTTTAGTAACTTTTTTACAATCAGGGCACACACACATAACAGTATTAACAGGGGCAGAAATTAATTTACCACATTCTACACATTCAAACCATTCATGCCTTTTATCTTTAGTAGGTTTAGAAAATGTAAAAGGCAAATTCTTATGATCATCAGCTATCTTACTTTCCCTGTGAATCTTTTCATTATGCCGTTTTATTCCACCTTCTGGAATCCATCTACGATCTGCCATTTTTAACTACCCAACCTTTTATGATCTACATGTACAAACTTCTTACTTGCCACATAATCAGCAACATATACACACAATTCCTCTGGTGTGTATGCTGAAAGAGGTTTTTTAACTGACTGC